TCCTATGACTAGGTCAGAGTTTGCCCCGATCATGGCGTTTATTATTAAACAAAGAAGTAGCAAAGAAAATTTCACAATAACCTTGCCAAACACATTTAATGCACTTGGTAATGAAACAGGAACTCTACTCGTGAACGGGTCACACTCTGCCGCTGATACTACTATTGCTATTGATGGATTTGCCGCAGACTCGGCGGGTCGTCTCAAAGCGGGTGACCTGATAAAGTTTGCACATGATAAAATTTACATGGTTGTTGCAGATGTGACATCATCAAGTAATGCCGCAACTGTGACTATTGAACCACCTTTAAGAACTGCTTTAGCTGATAATAGTTCTGTCACTTATGACTCAGTTCCAGTGACAGTGCATCTAACAAGCGATGTTCAAGAGTTTCAAACAAACTCTAACGATAAAGATGGTAATTTATTATTTAAATTTGAGTTTGATGTTATTGAGAGTTTATAATGGCAAGAGGATTATCGAGTTCGGTAAAGACACAATTAGCAACTGGAGTCATTGACCCAGTTATTTTATTAGAGATAGGCTTTGGTACACCAATATATTTAACAAATGCTAGCTTTGACATTACATCTAGTGTATCTGGCACATCAAGAACTTATCAATCAAATGGACATCTTCGTAATATCAGTAGTGTAAGTGAAACAAATCAACCTACAAAAAATTCTTTATCCATTAGTCTATCGGCTGTAGATCAAACTTATGTATCTATAGCTTTAAGTGAAAACATAATTAATGATAATGTTTTTATTTACAGAGGATATTTAGATAGTAACAATGCTTTAGTTAGCGACCCATTTTTATTATTTTACGGAACAATAGACGAATATAAGATAAGCGATAATACTACCACAGCTAATTTAATACTGACTGTTACCTCGCATTGGGGTAATTTTAGCAAAATAAGTGGTAGAACTACAACCGATAACTCTCAACAAAGATTTTTTAGCGGCGATAAAGGTATGGAGTTTGCGGCTTTAACTGTTAGAGATATACGTTGGGGTAGAGAATGACAAGTATTCATTTATACCAAGCAGAAAAAAAAGATATTCAGGAACTTAACTATTTAATCTATGATTGGAAAGAAACATATTTAACACACTGTAATTTCCCTGAACTAGACAATGCAAAAGTTAATTATTATTTAAATACTTTTTTAAAAATAGGTAAAATTATCTGTTTAAAAGATTTAGATAAGGATAAAATGGTTGGGTGTCTAATATTTCATAAATCCGAATATTGGTTTAGTAAACAGAAAATAGTAGAAATAGAAATGATTTATGTTCAACCACAATTCAGAAATTATAAATTACTCAAACAATTAATTGACATGGTCAAAAGGGTTTCTGAAAACAACCCTATAGTCTTATCAACAACTACGAAACTTGATATAGACCCTGTATTTGAAAGATTAGGTTTTGAAAACATGGGTAGCAACTGGAGATTAACATAATGGGTAAATTTAATCCTTTTAAAGCCGCTGAGAAAGTTGTTGAGGCCGCTTTTGATATTATATCAGATGTTGTTGATATTGTTGTAGATTTAGTTGAAGATGTAATAGGTTGGTTAAATCCTATTCCTGATATTCCTGATTTTGGAGATAATATAGCCGATCAAAATGCAAAGGGTGTATTAGTAAATAAATTCAGTGCAAATTCACATATACCAGTAGTTTATGGAACTAGAAAGGTCGGCGGCAATGTAGTTTTTTTAGAAACTTCGGGAACAGACAACGAGTTCTTGTATATGGCAATAATACTTTCTGAGGGCGAAATAGAAGACATAACTAAAATATTTGTAAATGATAATGAAGTAACTTTTAGTGGCGACTTGGCAGACAACACTCAAAGGACTGTTGCTAGTTCTGATGCAAATTATTTTAAAGCACCAGATGATGACTCTAGTGCTGAAAGTTTAATTACAGTTGAACCACATTACGGAACTGATTCCCAAAGTGCATCTAGTTTGTTATCAGGTTTATCATCATGGACATCAAATCATCGGCTCAGGGGGCTAGCTTATATAGCACTTAAATTTAAATGGAACTCAGACGCTTTTGGCTCTCTTCCTACTGTAAATGCTATTGTGAAAGGTAGAAAAGTTTATAATCCAAATTTAGATAGCACTGTAACTGGTGGTTCAGGCTCACATAGAGCAGACACATCAAGCACATGGGAATACTCAGACAACCCAATTTATCAGCTTTTAGATTATTTGCGAAATGATAAATTTGGTATGGGAATACCTAATAGTTATTTTGATTCTAATTTTGCTGATTGGCAAGTAGCTGGCGATGTTTGCGACACAGATATTACACCTTTTTCTGGTGCTAGTACGATTGATTTGATGGATAGTCACACAGTTGTTGATACATCAAAAAAAGCTATTGATAATGTAAAAGCATTTGTCAGAGGTTCAAGATCATTTCTAAATTTTAGTGCTGGCAAATATAAAATACTTGTAGAGGGTTCAGGTTCAGCATCTATAACTCTTACAGAGGATAATATTATAGGTGGTATTCAAATAAGCAGTAAAAACAAAAACTCTCGATATAATCGTGTTATTGTTAATTTTATAAATCCAAATAAATCATATCAATCAGACACAGCCCAATTTCCACCAGTAGATGAAACAGGATTAGCAAGTGCAGATACTTTTTCTAATATGCAAACGGCAGATGGTGGCTTGTTGTTAGAGGGTCGTTTTGATTTCTCTATGCTTAATAATCCACATCAGGCTCAGGAAATGGCTGAGATAATTTTGAGACGTTCAAGAACAAGTTTAGATATAAATATAAGAGCAGATGCAACAGCTTTAGATTTGAGTATTGGAGATATTGTTAATGTGAGCCACTCCACGCCATCTTTCTCGGCTAAACCTTTTCGTGTTCAAGGAATGGCAATTAATTCAGACCAAACAATAAGTTTACAATTATCAGAGCATCAAGACTCATTTTATGCGTTTGGAACGCAAGTAGCACCCGCAACAATACCAGATACAACTTTACCTAATCCGTTTACTGTGCAACCACCAGCAAGTGTTACTTTAGATGATGAGTTGATTGAATATGCTGATGGTATTGTTATAACAAGATTATTGATTACAGTAGGAGTTTCTCCAGATAAATTTGTTGATAAATATGAGGTACAAATAAAACAAACATTAGACCCAGATGGTAATGCTGTAAGTGATTCGTTTAGAGAAATAGCAACAGGAAAAACACTTAACTATCAACACTTAAATGTAATAGATGAGGCCACTTATCAAGTGCGGGTAAGAGCCATAAATACGATTGACTCAAAATCAACATTTGTATCAGCAACTCGAAAGATTGTGGGAGGCGTTGATGTTCCCAGTGATGTGGAAGACTTTGCCGTTGAAATGCACGGACAACACCAAATGAAATTAACTTGGACTCCACCTAGTAAAAACAGCGATTTAGATATTTCTTATTATGATATAAGGTTTCAAGATGTAACAACGGGTGCTAAATGGATTAACTCAACAAATTTAGTTAGATGTCCTCGTAGAAAATGCGATTCGGCAATCGTGCCAGCTAGAGTAGGCAGTTATCTTATTAAAGCGGTGGACAAAAATTCTAATAGTTCTGCATCGGAAACGATTGTTGTTACAAACATTTCAGGAATACAGGCTTATAAAACAGTGTCTAGTTTTACAGAAACACCAGACATATTTACTGGTTTTTCACAAATGGACGCAAGTTTACCATTAGCAGTAAAAATAGACCCGTCAGGGGATACAATTATAAGTTTAGATACAGTTACAAATTTTGATGATACTGTGGGAAATTTTGACAGCCCTACGGGAGACTTTGAACTTGGAGGAACTGATACAACATCAAATCCTAATTTCAATGATAAAAATAGGGACGCAAAAGGTTTTTATAATTTTACAAACTCAATATCATTATCTCAAATATACGATGGCGATGTAGTACCAAGTATCAGCCTAGATGCTCAAAATCCATACGATTTATTTGATTCGGGTAGAGGTGCTTTATTTTTTGATTCGGCTAAAGCCCCATTTGACGGAACAGAACAATTACACGCTTTCCATAGAGTACAAATAGCAACAGCAACTACATCACTGGCAGATTGCACATCTTTTGGAGACATAACACAATCAGCAACATTCAAATTCAAGTTTGCTAAATTTAGACTAAAACTTAGTAATGATGATGACCAAACGTCAAGTAATGTTAAGTCAATCGCTGTAAAATTAAATATTGAAGAAAGAACTTTTGCAGAAAGTAATGTAGCAACCTCATCAGGTTCAAAGACAATTACATTTACAAATCCATTTTTTGAAGTGCCAGCACTGGGCATAGCGGCTCAAAATATGGCTAGTGGAGATACGTTTACAATTAGTTCAAAAACTGTTAATGGTTTTAGTATAGCTTTTGTAAATTCAAGCGGTGCGGCTGTCGATAGAACTTTTGATTATATTGCAAAAGGTTTCGGGTTGCAAAGTTAAGTAAGAAAGGATATAGATTTATTATGGCTCAGGTATCACAAATTACACTCGACAATACTGGATTCTCGCAATTCAGAACAAATTTAAACAATTCTTTGAACGCCGTTAACAGTTCACATATTGGTAGTTCTGCACCATCTACTGTAACCGCTGGCACTATATGGGTGGACAATGGAACATCAGGGGTTTTAAAAGTAAAAATAAATGATGGTTCAGATAATGTAGAGTTATTTCAAATAAATATTTCAAGCAACGCAATAACGAGTACGATGTCAGTCACAGGGACTATCTCAGAGACAGACCCACAGGCGGCGGCTCTAAGTATTGCTCTCCT